CTGGAGCTTACAAGAAGCTTGGATTACCTCAGCACATTCTTCATTTAGAATCGTCAGTATCTCGTTCACCGATCACATAATCCTTAGCCGCTGTTGCGTCTTCTAATATTTTCAGTAGGATTTGACCTACCGCCTCATTGAATTCTCTACTTCCGTGAGGGTTTTCGTATAGGTAATCAACCACATCGTAATCAAACGACATAGATTCGTCATCAGGTAATAGCTTTATGCTGTTGTAACAATACACTACCCCATCATGTTTACCACCTTTAAGTTGGACGTACCACTGATCTTGATCTAAGTCCTTTTCAGTAAACGTCCACGAATCATATAGCTTCTCTTTCATTAGAGTTCTCCTATAGGGAATATCTCTGCGATAATCTTACCACAAGCCTTAGCGATATCCATATGCTCTTTCTGTGTACCGTTAGCCTGACGAAGTTCAATGTAGTGGATCCAAGAGCGCATAGTGCCGTTTATATATAAACGTGATACAGTATTCCCTTCTGGGAGTACAACACGAGCTTGTTCTTTAGCGATACCTTTAGTGATTGCCCACTGGTAGGCTGAGTTGGCTGCGGAGATTGCTCTTCGTTGATACTCATTCCACTCTTCTTGGAGTTGAGGGTCGTCGATTTCAACGGAGTTTTGACGGTTCTTTGTGTCTTGGAGACGCGCTTCTCTAAGGACGAATTCAAGGTCTTTTGTGGGATCAGCATAACGTTGTGAATACTCCTGGAAAGCGAAAGACCGATGACGTAGCATCTGACGTGCGATATCCCTTGTAGTTTCTACTTCCATACAGACCGAAACCATCTCTAGTGGGCTCCAATGCTGGTGCTTAATCAGATACTTGATTAACTTAGCTCCGGACTCATAGTTGTCTTGGTTATCTGGGGCAGATACCCTAGCGCAAAACGATACTAAATCCATCGTCTCATTCTTATTGGAATCGAACGTAAGTACAGGTGGGCGACTATAACTAATTAACTTAGCCTTCATAGATCATCCCCTAGTTCTGGGTCTCGACGTGTGTCCCAAATACCAGCATTACCACCACGATCTGCGTATTGCTTTTGGGCTTTCTCGTAGCCTTCAGCGATTAAACGTTCGAACGTATTGAACAACCGAACGAACTTCATTTCGTACAATACACGGACGCTATTAACAACTTCTTCGGTATTAACTTCAGGTTCATTGAGTGACTCTTTTATTAAATCTAGGTCTTCAATAACTCCCCAGCAATCCATAATATGTTCTTCTAACTTAAATCTTGTATCCATAATAATTCTCCTAAATTTTAAATCCTTCGAATCCACCACCTGATGAACTCACTTGGTCTGTACTCAGTGTTTGTGCTGAGTCTTCTACATCATATAACCGCATCTTAGCTCGGTCAACACCTAATACGAAACGACGAGTAGTACCTGTTGGGTCGTTATATCGGTTCTTTAATTGTTTAACCATTATCTGGTTAAGCCCTTCCAGCTCCTCAGTAGATATTAATGCGAACATTAAGTCGGCTGTGGCAGGTAATCCAAACGACTCCGAAGTATCTGTTAAACCAACATCAGAGTTATCGTAACCACTACGAGTAGTCTGTGTTGCCGTTAATACAGGAACGTTATTCTCTACAGCTAATCCACGAAGTTCCTCAGCAATGGCCTTGACATACGTATAGGTATCTCCAGTCATCTTCATACGGGCTGAAGAGCATATGTTAAGATAGTCTACACAAATAAGGTCAGGGATGAAGCTTCGTTTAAGCTTAAGCTCAGTTAACAAGGCACGAAAGTGTCCCACGTTAGCTGCTCCAGTTGGATATTCTTTAATGATTAACTTACCAACGCCCTTCTTATTGATGTTATTAACCTTATTATCAAAAGCTTCTCTTGATAGATCGGTTAACTTGTCAATAGGGACGTTCATTAAGTTGGCATCGATACGTTCAGCTACACGCTCCTCACTCATCTCCATAGTAATGTACAATACATTCTTATGTTGAGATAGAGCAGCAGCAGAGACGTGACACATGAACAAGGACTTACCTACACCCGTTCCCGCGAGAGCAACGTTCAGAGACTTATTAACCAAACCACCCTTAGTGATTGTGTTAAACATCTCTAGATCGAACGGTAAATGCTCCTCGGTTCTGTGATAGAAGTCATAACGTTCATTAGCGTTATCGATATAATCGTGTCCGACGTTCGTATCAAAGGTAATTGATAGAGCCTCAGATAACAATTCAGGGAGAGCATTCTTCGTTAGTGATTCATGCTTACCGTCAATGATATTAATAGAGTCCATTATAGCTAAGAAAATAGATCGGTCTTGACACCACTTCTCTGTTTTCTGTAACAACCAATCACCGTCAACTTCATCGGTCTTTGAAGCAAGGTCTCCTATGATAGAAAAGGTTTCTGGTACGAGATCTCCAGGAATGTCAGACTTTTGTTTCATTTCAATAGAGAGGGCTTCCTCATTAGGAACCTTCTCGTATTTATTAACAAAGTCTACAACCCCATCGAATACGACCTTATGTGCCCCATCGAAGTATTTCGACTTCAGATGGGGAATGGTTTTTCTCATAAAAGACTCGTCTTGAATGAGGTTTCTCAAAATAGTAGTTTCTAAATTCATAGTACCTATTATACTCTATATCATAACAAAAGACAAGTTTATTTGATCATTTCCGCATGACCAACTTCATATTCACTTTTCAGGTACGCTTTGAAGTCCGTGTTAGCAAAGATAGGATCCCAGAACTCCTTAGTTAAGGTCTCTTTGAATCGTACTTTCTTATCTTCGACTTCACCAGTCTTAGTATCCACTCTAGAATACCAACCGATTGTAGGCTTGGCCACATAGTTACCTTTCAACCCCACGTCCAGCAATCCTGAGTATGGAGCGATACCACCTTCCCAAGTAACCGAGATAGGAATCTTAGATTTCTCTTTAACGAAACGAGACTTCTCTACGTTGATGATGAAGTTATACCCTTCGATCTCCGTGCCTTTCTTCTCTTGTTGACGACCAATGATCCAGATGTTATCACTAGAGTAGTAGATACCTGTACCACCAGAAACGATAGCTTTAGGGAATAGACCAATCTCTTGATACGTATGGTTGATTGCTAATAGAGGAACATCCTTCATAGTAAGGTATGGTGTCGTCATACGGAACAGACTCTTTAAAGCCTTAGCTCTAGACATATCACCTACTGACTTCTCATTCTTAGCGTCTTCTAATTCCTTCTTAGAGGCCAAGTTACCTACTGAGTCGATGATGATAATAACCTTATCTTTACGCTCGATATTCTCTAGTTGGTTAATCAAGTCGAACTTAAGTTCCTCGACGTCCATAATAGGTGTGTGTAATACACGAGACGTATCAATACCAAACGAGGTAAAGTATTGCTGAGGTGAACCGAACTCTGAATCATAGAACAACAGAACGGCATCTTCATGCTTCTTAAGATACGCGGCAGCCATTAGTAAGGCGAACGAAGTCTTAAAGTGTTTAGATGGCCCAGCCAGTGTAGTCAGACCTGACGACAAACCACCATCAGGATCACCCGATAATGCGACGTTGATCATAGGGACTGGGGTCGTGGTCATCTCCTTATCGGAGAAGAGTTTCGATTTATTCAGAGGAGCACTCGATTTGATACGACTGTTCTTCTCTAGTTTATCCATTATACCCATAACTATACCTCCTTCACAAACATACCTTCAGGGGTTAGATGCCCTTTACGGTCTTTAATTTCATCATATGCTCCAGCGATACACTCAGTCATATCAAACCCACCTGTCATACAAACACCACGTAAGGTAACATAAATGTCGCCGATAGCATCCATAGTCTCAGCTCGGTCACTCTTATTAAGTGCGTCCAATAGCTCAGTAGTTTCTTCTAACGTCTTGATAGCCTGCGACATCGGTTTACCGTTTTCAGTGATACCCCTCTCGTTAAACCATTTATCGATGTTACTATTCAATTCATCCATTACACATTCTCCACATTTTAAATTTGGCCATACACATATTCTATAGCACCTGTTGCTTCTTTCTCTAACGGTCGGTCATTATACCAACCACCGTTATCCATATCAATCTGTTTACACAGACTACTTACTTCTCTTGCTGATATCGGATACTTCTTCTTCAAAGCGTTACCAGCTATTGATATCATAATTTGATACATCTTATGATACCAGCCAGTCTCCGAGATCATACCATATTCCTGTACTAACCGCTTGTTGACAAACGGACAGTCCCTGTAATTACTCCAACGAACATCCGTATTCGTCATCTCAGACTTCCTATGAGCCATTATCTGAAGACGCATTGACTCAGGAAGAGAGTCCATAAACGAGTTACCAGTCTTCACTACGAACTCGTGCTTATCCATAAGCACTTGAGGGTTAATAGATTTACCACTATTACTGAATATAAAGTTATCAGCCCCTGCGTAAGTCCCTGGAACGTAATACATACGGCTCAGGTCTTTAGTCTGAACATCACCCAAGTCACCCAACTCCCTGTTGAGGGCATACCAGAAGTGTTTAATCTTATCGTTATTAATATCATATTCCAGAGGGAATACAATCCTGAACTTAGGTTTACCCTTTGTAGATGAGGCAGTAGAATAACAAATGTATTCATAGTCTCCCCACCTAGTGTTCAGTTCGGTCTTAATATCACCAACTAGATCGTGATCATCAACATCCAACGCAGCCCAACCTGCCCAGCAAAGCACGTTATTGTTAGCCCTAGTAGAGCCTTCAGCGTAAACTGCTGGGGTCATTAGAGATGCGTCAGACTTAGATTCATACACAGCTTTAGACGCTTCAAACAAAAACCTACTGAAGTGGCCGAAGTCCTCGAAGTCTATTCGTTTATCGGTCTTGTTGTCGTAGATGTTTTTGTATATAGTTAAAGCAGTCATAGTAGATATTATACCGTATTAATGTAATAAAGTCAAGTTAAAAGAAGTCTTCAATTGAAACTTCTTTCTCAACCTTCCAACCCACCGCATCAAGTATCGGAGTGATCACCGATAAGAACGTCTTATCGAATTGAGTGTTATAATCAACATAGCTTGCTAGTCCGAGTTCATCAGGCAGGTAGTCTATGAAGGAGATAACATTCTCTCTAATAGGATTAGGTTGGGTCAAGTAAGTGAACTTAATCTTATCACCTGATTCAATCTTAGTCGTATTGACTGGGGTTGTGTGGTGATTATGTAGGATAGCCCCTCTAACGTGGATCGGTGTACCTTTCTCATAGATACCTCCAGAACCCTTAGTGGTCCATTTATCTATACCGTTAACACCTCGAGGGAAAGCGACCTCCTCTGGATTAGCCTTGTTAAATTTAACTTTAAACTGGGCAATCTCTTTTTGGACTTCCTCCTCGCTTTTGGATATAATCGTTTTGAATATAGCCTTTAGTGAATTACGACAAATCATCGGAGTGGATGATTTAACGGCTTCGATGCCCATGATCTTAAGCTTGGGCTCAGCGTACTGAACACCCTCGTTATTATGTACATTGAGTATGTAGCGTTTCTTAGCAGTCCATATACCACGATCAGCAATAGCCTCACGAGCCATTACCATCTTATTGGTGCGGCCACCTAGACGAGCGTACAAGTCAGCATAGCAGTCCTTAAGAACCACTTCCAATTGCTCCTCACAAACCCTGTCTAAGAACTTAACTGGATTCTTAGGCTTAACGAGATCAACCAAATCACCTAACTGTACATACACAGAGTCGGTATCGATTGCTACAATGTAATCCTTCTCAGTCTTAAGGACACCTTGAAGGTATCCGTTTAAGGCTTTCTCAGCGTACTTGATAGTGGCTTGACCTGTTAAGGTGATAGCCTCTGCGATGTTTCGGTCATAGTAGCGGAACCACTTATTACCCATAGCACCATACAGCGAGTTCAATAGAAGCTTAATGGACATCTGGTTATTCTTAGCGATGTTAATACGTCTCTCAACGTCATA